ATGATAGCTTTAGTGATGGTCAATACAAGAAGACAGCTGATAACTCCAAACTAATGGAGTTGTTTCCGGATTTTGAATTTATGAAAATCGAGGAAGGTATAGCTGAGACCGTTAAGTATTTCAAACATGAGTACCCAAATTTAAGATTATGAATAACAACACAGATGAATCTATCCGCCCATGGGGTAGCTACGAGATCTTACTAGATACAGACTACTGTAAGGTTAAGAGAATTTATGTAAAGCCTGGTCAACGATTGAGTTACCAGTACCATCACAAGAGACAAGAAGCATGGACTGTGGTTAGTGGTGTGGCACGTATAACAATAGACGACGAGACTAATGATTACAAGCCAGGTGATACTGTGTTGATTCCATTAGGAGCAAAACATCGGATGGCCAATCCAGAAACTGATGAGATGATGATACTTGTTGAGGTACAGACTGGTACATACTTTGGTGAAGATGATATTGTTCGTGTACAGGACGATTACGACAGATAATTTTATGAAAATAGCACTTATAACAGGAGTCAATGGACAAGACGGCTCTTATCTAGCAGAATTATTATTAGATAAGGGTTATGATGTGTGGGGAGTAGCAAGACGCGCATCAGATATAAACACACAACGCATAGAACATCTTTACTCGAACAAGAAATTGTTTCTCAGATACGGTGACATGACTGATGGTATCAATCTCGTCAACATACTATATGAAATAAAAACTACATATCCAGACATGGACCGGTTAGAGATATACAATCTAGCTGCCATGAGCCACGTCAAGGTGAGTTTTGACATGCCTGAGTATACAGCGAACGCTGACGGTACTGGTGTGCTAAGATTGTTAGAGGCTGTGAGGTCTACCGGACTGATGGATGTCACAAGATTTTATCAAGCAGCTACATCAGAACTATACGGACTGGTTCAAGAGGTACCTCAAAAAGAAACCACGCCATTTTATCCTAGATCTCCTTATGGTGTTGCTAAACTGTATGGATATTGGATAACCAAAAATTACAGAGAGTCATATGGCATGTTCGCCGCTAATGGTATTTTATTCAATCATGAGAGTCCCAGAAGAGGTCCAACATTTGTGACTCGTAAGGTCACTAGAGGATTGAACATGATATTGACTGGTGAGCGTGATAAGTTAGTGATGGGTAATATTGATGCCAAGCGAGACTGGGGGCATGCTAAGGATTATGTTGAAGGCATGTGGCGTATATTACAAGCTGACAAACCAGATGATTATGTGCTGTCAACTAATGAATTTCATTCAGTTAGAGAGTTTATCGAGAAAAGCTTCTCTATGAGAGGTTTTGACCTTCGATGGAAAGGTACCGGAGTAGATGAGATCGGGTATGATTATAATAACGGTAGAGAGTTGATACATATCTCAGATAAATACTTTCGACCAGCTGAAGTTGAAGAACTGTTAGGAGACTCAACAAAAGCAAGGACAGAACTAGGCTGGGAGCCTCAATATTCATTTGATCAACTAGTAAAAGAGATGGTCGATCATGATTGCCCACCGAATAATACTGATTAAGTTTCAAGTTGCTATATATTCTGAATGAATGTCATAAATAATTATGTAAGTTATGACATTTGAGCACACAAATTTAGACGAATTAAAAGGTAAATTCGAAGACGGGGACAGGCCTATAGGTGAAGATTTTGCAAGGCTATTAGATAGCTGCCACAATACCCTACAGGACACCGACGTCGGAATCACCGGTTCGTTAACTGTAAGCGGAGGCACTAACCTCAAGGGCGCTGTAGGTATAGATTCAAGTTTATCAATAGGAGGTACACTAGGAGTAACCGGTGCAACAACACTGCACAACACACTCAATGTATCTAGAGCTGTCAGTCTCAATGACAATCTAGGTGTTACTGGTATAGTATCAATTGGTTCAACTCTAGGAGTAGCAGGAGCCACCACTATCCAGAACTCACTGACCGTGTCAGGTGAATCCAACTTAAATAACAATTTAAATGTAACAGGTGACACTAACGTTGTGTCATTGACTGGTACTGGAGATGTAATATTAAAAGAAACATTATCAGTAACCAAAGGTGTTGTGTTACAGGACACAGTTGACATAACAGGTCATACAGCTATAAATGCTACGTTAGACGTGTTGGGAGATTCTCAACTCAGTGATACGGTAATTTTAGGCACGTTAAGAACTGTAGGATTCACAACATTTGATGATAGTGTACATATTAAAGGTAATTTGAGGGTTGATGGTAATGCGTTTTTGTCAGCCGGCGCTGGTGGAAACATCAATGTAGGTGACAGTGATGACGACAATTTAATATTCAATGCTGATATTGCGAGTGATGTAAATTTAGATACAGACAAGCAATACAATTTAGGATCAACCGGCAAGAAGTGGTTGGGTGTATATACACAAGATGTGATCGTCGACGGATTAGTTGATGGTAGAGATGTATCAGACGACGGTGAGAGGTTAGATAGTGTGTACAGTAGTGTCGAGAGTACCAGCAGCACCTGGAATGATGTTTACACTAATGTATCCGTAGCTAGTGCAAAGAGGGATGATGTTTATACTAATGTCGCTACTACTAGTGCAAAAAGAGACAGTGTATATAATACAGTCGATAGTAACAGCGCAAATTGGGAGAGTACATACACAGACGTATCCAACACAAGTGCTGAGTGGAACGATGTTTACACCGACGTATCCAACACAAGCGCTGAATGGAACAATGTTTACACGGACGTATCCAACACAAGTGCTGAATGGGACAGTATATATTCAACTGCCCAGACATATAGCTCTGATTGGTTCATTGACACCATGGCAGAACTCAAGGATGTTGATGTGACAGGAGCTGTGAATGATTCTATATTAGTTTATAATAGTAACATAGATAAATGGGTTGTGACTACACAATCTGACGAGGATATCAGAGCGACTGCAACTCTGATAGCATTCGCTCACAACGGATTCGATCCAGATGAACACACATTAATATTAACCGACAATGATCAAACTGTAGCTTCACGTACAGTAACATTCACAACTTCTGCTGATTTGGTGTCTGGTACGTATGTTGAAGTGAGTGACACTAATTATGTATTTGGTATCTCAGGGTTAGACGAGACTCACTTAAATGAAATAGCTGAAGTAACAGCCGGAGTGATTGAGTTTGCTAGAACCAATGGTGATTTGAGTATCGCTGCTAGTCACACAAACGATACAGTTAGATTGACACAACTGGTTGGCGGTCCTGGTGGCAACACAACGATCACTGGTAGCGCTATCGGTAACTCGCAAGATATTATTTTTCACGGAACTGCCGGTACAGATCAACACAATCCGGAATTCACTGGAGGTGAAGCCGTTGATAACTTTGAATCATTGAGCGACACACCAGGAGGATATGGTAACAGTGGAGGTAGTTTCGTCAAGGTCAATAATAGTGAGACTGGACTTGAATTTATAACACATCCAACGGATGAGTGGGATGATGTATATACAAACGTATCAACCTCTAGTGCAGATCGTAATAGCGTGTATACATCAGTTAAAGAAGCAAGTGCTGAATGGAACAGTGTATATACTGATGTGTCAGAAACGAGTGCTGAATGGAACAGTGTTTATACTGATGTGTCAGAAACTAGTGCCGAATGGAACAGTGTTTATACTGACGTTAGTGAAACGAGTGCTGAATGGAACAGTGTTTATACTGATGTGTCAGAAACGAGTGCTGAATGGAATTCAGTATACACAGACGTAAGTGAGACAAGTGCTGAATGGAACAGTGTTTATACTGACGTTAGTGAAACCAGTGCTGAATGGAACAGCGTTTATACTGATGTGTCAGAAACGAGTGCTGAATGGAACAGTGTTTATACAGACGTATCCGAAACAAGCGGCGAATGGAATAGTGTTTATACAGATGTATCTGAAACCAGTGCTGAATGGAACAGTGTTTATACTGACGTTAGTGAAACCAGTGCTGAATGGAACAGTGTCTACACAGACGTATCAGAAACTAGTGCTGAATGGAACAGTGTTTATACTGATGTGTCAGAAACGAGTGCCGACTGGGACAGTGTATATAGTTATATCAACACAGCGTCCGGGCTAGGCTTAGCCACAGTAGACGCTCAAGGTAAATTGTTAACAACACAGATACCAGAGCTTAGTATAACCCGTGTACATGCAGTTACTAGTCCATCAGAGGTCGCGATTTTAAATCCTGGTACTGGTATTCAATCAGGAGACGTTGTTGTCGTATCATCCACACATGATAACTTGATAGCAGTAGTTGATTCACCTGCAGGTACATACACGAGCGGTACAGGGGATTACGTAGGGTACGCTAAACTAGCTTTACCTGATGGCTTGGTACAGACAGTTAACGGCAAGCAAGGACCTAGTGTTGTTCTGAACCCAGATGATTTTGATGATACAGTCACTGCTCATAAGTTTGTTTCTGCTGCTGATAAGACATTATGGAACTTAAATAACACGACTGTACATGCTAATAGCGGTTCATGGATAGGAGGTAATAGCGCTTATAATACAGTATGTGCTACGAGCGCTGAATGGGATAGTGTATACTCAAGCGTAAATACCACAAGTGCTCAATGGGATTCAGCTTACACAGACGTGTCTGAAACGAGTGCTCAGTGGAACAGTGTTTATACAGACGTTAGTGAGACCAGTGCTGAATGGAATTCAGTATACACAGACGTAAGTGAGACCAGTGCTGAATGGGATTCAGTTTACACAGACGTGAGTGAAGCGAGTGCTGAATGGGATTCAGTCTACACAGACGTATCTGAAACGAGTGCTGAATGGGATTCGGTTTACAGTTGGGTCAATAGTGACAGTGCTACCAACAATACAGATTACAATCAAACACATTTTGTTAATGCTAGTGGTGACACGATGACAGGTAAGCTAGAGATTAAATCTAGTGAACTAGAAGTAGGTGGTAATATAACAATGGCTGGTGATTTAATACACCAAGACGATACCGGTACCAAGATATCATTTAATACAGACATCATAACACTAGAAGCCAATGGCCAGGAATTTATAACTATAGATGGTACCCAACCGACACCCGATACAGTTATTATTAATGAAGCTGCCACAACACCAGTACACTTTATAATCAAAACACCAAGCAACCATCCAGCGTTATACTTTAGAGGTAGTGATGGTTTCCTAGGCTTAGGTACATCCGCCATGGGGGTCAAGTTGACAGTTGTGGGTGGTATATCTGCTAGTGAAGGTCTTGAGATAGAGGGTGATGCTACTATAAAAGGTAACACAACACTCAGTGGTGATGTGACTGTTGAGAGTTCATTGACTGGAGTTGATGCTAGCTTTACTGGTAGTTTATCAACATCAGGAGAGATGGTGAGTGCTGGAGTACCGTTACATAATATATTCTCGACAGACGTAGATATATGGAATGATCTGACAGTACATGGCAGCATAAGCGCCACAGATGATACAACTATTGACGGTACCTTATCTGCTGGGAATGTATTATCAGAGACTGGTTATCAAACATTAACAGGAGCGGGCATCAAAGTCACAGGTATCACGCAAGATATTAACATCGGTGGTCATGTGTTACATATAGTAAATGGATTGATTGTTGGGGTGACGGATGAGTAATTGCGATGATGGTGCACCACACACACCACCGCCTGTAAAGCCGTTGCATGAGTTTTACAGTTCAAATTTAAACCCTAAAATAACAACCTACGAGAAGCTAGCGACTCGTATTGCATACACATTGGGTTATCCTCAAATTAATATAGAGGCTCACCAGAATCAAGTGTTTGAGAATATCAGTATTGCGATCGAGATGTTCAGCAAATTTGCTGGATACACTGAAGAGTACTTGACATTCCACTCTAGTTTGTATGAACCTGGTAAAGGTCTTCGAATGGATGTGCTGATGACAGCTACAGAGCAATTGGCTGGATCATATGAAGCTGATCCAAAGGAGACAACCCTCGACAAATCATTATATGAGATCGGTAATAGTATCATAGGCGGAGGTCCAATTGATATGGCTGTAAATTATAAGGGATACCCGGATGGTGAGTCACAATGGGAAGGTACTAAGACACGTAAATCTCATGGATCTCGTACTAGTAGCCGGCCTGATGAATCTCAACGCGATCAATTGAACGAAAAACTAACCAAACCGTTTCCTAACATGAAAGGATATGATTACCTGACCGATAGTTACAGAAAGGTTATAGACATTTTTGCATTTGAGGAAGGTACATCTACAGGTATCAACACTTTATTCACAATAGAACAAACACTAGCACAACAGACATACTTTAGTTATGCTTTAGGTAAGTACGGATTTGATTTAGTAAGTTGGTACACAATGAAGAATTGGTTAGAGGACAGAAGAAAAATGTTGTCACAAGATTATTATTGTAGATTTGATGACAGGAAACAGACACTATACTTGACACCTGAACCTAACAGAGGTAACAGACGTACACAGTTCTACGGCCTTATAGGTGCATACGTTGAAAGACCTGTATGTGAATTAGTATCTGAAGCATGGGTATATCAATACGCATTAGCATTAACAAAAATCGTCATCGCTCGAGTGCGTGGTAAATATTCTGGTACAAACTTATTTGGTGGCGGTTCTCCTAACTACAATGAATTGTTAAGTGAAGGTAACACTGACAAGAAGGAGCTCGAGACTAAGCTATATGAAGGTGTTCCTGGATTCGGTGACGGTGAACCGCCAATGTTCTTTGTTGGTTAATCATATGGATTATATATACAAAATAACAGTCACTCGAGTTGTCGATGGTGATACTGTTGATGCTATAGTACATTTAGGTTTTGATGTAGATCTTAAAAAGAGAATAAGATTACATGGAATAGATTGCCCAGAAACACGTACTAGAGACAAAGCAGAGAAAGTTAGAGGCTACGCGGCAAAAGAATTTTTACAGGGTATAGTGGATCATCAAAAAGGTCAATTGTATCTACAGTCTATTGACAAAGGAAAGTATGGTAGGTGTGTGGGTATATTATATGAGGCTAATTTTGAAGGTAGTATTAATGATGCTATGATATATGAAGGTCATGCTGAAGTGTACCGGAAATGAAGAAGAAGCCATATAAAAAATACACCAAATTCAGACAAGGTATATACAAACCAGTTCATAGTGAAAAATATGACGGGTCTAAATATCCTAGATATCTAAGCAGCTGGGAATTAAAGTTTTTTAAATGGTGCGATATAAACCCTACAGTATTGAAGTGGTCTAGTGAGTCGGTATGTGTGCCTTATATATCACCAGCAGATGGCAAGATGCATCGGTACTTTGTTGATAACGTGGTACATATACAAGAAGGAGCAAAGGTTGTTAAATATCTAATAGAGATAAAGCCATATAAACAAACAAAACCGCCTGTAACAACCGGCAAGAAAAAGCGAACCACGTTAGTACATGAGGCTGCTACATGGGGTGTCAATCAAGCTAAATGGCAGGCAGCAATGAAGTGGGCTGATAAAAACGGTTACATTTTTCAACTAGTGACTGAAAAAGATTTTACATTATTCACCAGATAATAGTAGAATTTCTAGTTTTTGAGATAAGTAATTAGAATCATATGCACGCTAACCTATTAATAGAGACGACAGATCCGAGTGATTTTGAATACATTATTGAAGAACGTAATGGCAAAGGTGAACAGAATGTTTATATCAAAGGACCATACGCCATGGCTGGTACTTCTAATAAGAATGGTAGAATCTACTGTGAGAAAGAGATGCACAACGAGGTCAAGCGATACACAGAACAAATGATTAACACCAAGAGAGCTTTAGGAGAACTAAATCATCCAACTAGTGCTGATGTAGATCTTGAACGAGCTTGTCACATGGTAACAGAATTGAAAGCATGCCCCCATAACAAAGGAGTATACATCGGAAAATCTAAAGTGTTGAGTACTCCAACAGGTGCAATTGTTAAATCATTGATCAATGATGGTTGTAGTGTTGGTATGAGCACCAGGAGCCTAGGCAAACTAGTTCAATCAGAAGACAATTCTGGAGAAAACCACGTACAAGACATGCGCTTAGTAGCTATTGATTGTGTGGCGGATCCTAGTTTTGGTGAAGCATTCGTCAATGGTATTCTAGAGAGCAAACAATTTATCCTCAACCAATCCGGTATGTATGTAGAAGCATATGATAAGTTTGAAGCTGGCTTGGCAAACATGCCAAAGAATGACGTTCAAAACTATTTAAAAAATAATATACTAACTTTTATTGAGTCAATTAAACAGAAACTATAATGAGTAAACACAATACCAACACAAACGAACGCCAGTCGGTCATGAAGTTTATCAGTGATATCGGTAACAAGAACTACGCGTCTGCAAAAGAGTCACTCAAGGTGGCGATAGAAAAAAAGCTATTTAACAAGATAAATGCTAACAAAAACATAAATATATTTAGAGATGAGTGAAAAACAAATTAATAACCAACTTAAAGATCTAGGCGACGGAATCCTCACAGAGGAAACTCTAGCAGAGCTAGAAACATCATTCCATGAATCAGTAGACGAGCTAGCTCAATTACGTGTTGAGAAAGCACTAGTTGAACAAGACGAAGAGCATGCTGTTAAGCTTGAGAAGCTTTTAGAAGCTATTGATAGTGATCATACTAACAAACTTCAGAAGGTTGTAGAGGCAATCGACAAAAATCACTCAGAAAAATTAGTCGCTCTCGTAGAGAAGTTCAAAACGGAAATTGATGGAGACGCTAAAGTGTTTAAAGAAGGCTTAGTAGACAACATCAGCAACTACTTAGACTTGTATGTTGAAGAGACTTTACCAGTAGCAGACATTCAAGAAGCTATCAAGAACAAACATGCAGTAACAGTATTAGAAGGATTGAGAAAAGCCTTGTCAGTTGACAACGCTCTTTCAAATGAATCAGTACGTGAAGCTGTTATGGACGGTAAACGTCAAATCGATGAAGCTTCTACTGCAGCAACTAAATTAGCTGAAGAGAACAAAATTCTCAAAGAAAGCTTAAGTGCTCATCGCGCTGAATTAGCATTAGACAAACTCACAGAAGGTCTACCTGCTAGCAAAAGACGTCACATGTACAAAGTACTTGAAGGCAAGTCCGCACAATTTATTAACGAGAACTTCCAATACACATTGGACATGTTTGAGAAAAATGAAAAATCTAAACTAACCGATCTCAAGGCAGAAGCCACTAGTGGCAAGAGAGTCATCGATCGTCCAGTTTCAAAGCAAGCTCCTGTAATTAAAGAGAGTGTTGAATCCCAAATCGCGCAAGTAGAACCTGACAACAAACAAGACGGTCATCTATTTAATAACTATATGGGTGAGCTTAAGAAATGGTAACATCAATTTTAAATGAGGCTTTACAGCCTGAGTATGTAAGGAAATTAATAATATGTCACAGGTAAAACCCGCACAATCATATATTGATGAGGAAAGAGCTGGAACACTTCTTGAGAAGTGGGCACCAGTTTTGGATTACACATCCGATAACGTTAAACCAATCACAGATGATCATTCTCGTTTGAACACCGCTATTCTCTTGGAAAACCAAGAGTCATGGTGCTTGAGAGAAAATTCAGCTGGAGCTGGTGGAGTATTCGGATCTGCTACTAGCATGGGTCACGGAGGCGCATCGACGCCTGCGCAAGACTTTTATGCGAAAGGCGATGCACGTCTTCCAAAAATTCTCATCCCTATGATTCGTCGTACATTCCCTGAACTAATTACTAATGAGATTGTAGGCGTTCAACCAATGAGTGGCCCAGTCGGACTTCTTTCG